TCGTGGAAGCCGATCAGCTTGCGGGCTATCTCCTTCTCGTTGCCCGTCTTTTGCGGCAGGATGGTGCGGGTGTGGAACTCCATCGTGGCGTTCTGATAGTCGTTGTAGTGGCTATTGGTGTCGAGCATTACCAATGGGCGCGGTGTACCAAAGAACTGAGCCAAGGCATCATTTGTGCCGCCCAGCTGCTCAAACATCTGCATCTCCTGGGCATTCATACTGATGTTCTGCACCTTGTCCAGTCCACGGATCGCCAGGATGTCGTGGCCCGAGTACATCTTCTTCTGAAGTTCCTCGGCATAGTCGTTCATCTGGTCCTTGTTGAATAAGCCGGCAGCGATGGTGCCCTGAGCGGTGGCGGGTTTCTCCTCGCCGATTATCAGCTTCACACGTCCGCCCTTTGCAGCTGTCTCGAGTGCCTGCTGTCGCAGGGTGAGGTTCAGTCTTAGCGTTTCGATGGCGTACTGAAGCGTGGGGATTCCCCAGATGCCGTTCTGATAGCGGAATGTGTTGGGGAAGTGCATTACATCCTCTCGGGGCACGTTGGTGAGTGTCACGTAGTCGTGGTCGCTCAGATATACGATGGTAGAGTAGGTGCCGCTTACGATGTTGTAACCGCCCGACTTAACGAGCCACAAGTGCAGCGGAAATCCGAACTCATCGCGCTCGATATACACGAAGCTGTTGCCGTAGAACAGGCGATTGATCTCCACCAACTTCCACATGTCGCTGGCGGTCATTATCGGGTTCGCTTCTTCCTGTAGCAAGTAGTTGATGCGCCTACCCAGTCCGCGCATATCCACCTGATAATTGCCCTTTTCAAAATCGCGCTTCTGATACTGCACCGGCATTGCGCTCATCGTATCGCCTCGAAGATTCACGGCACGATACAGTGTGCCAGCGCAAAGCGCCTCCTGGGGGCCACGCACATAGGCGATGCGCTCCTGATAGTCGCCGCCCTGCACCTTTGGCTCCTGCTCGTTGGTGCTTGATGGCACGCCCGGTGCGGGTGGTGTCACCTCGCGCTTGCGGAAGCTGAAAATATTACTACCAAACAATTCCATAACTATTTCTTTTTATTGTTCGTGCGTTTTCGTGTTCGGGGTTTACCAGCCTTTGCGGGTTCGGGCTCCCATTTCTCGCCGCGCAGTATGGCCTCCTTTTCGGGGGTGCGCTCGTTGATGTTAAAGAAGTCCTCCACCATCGTGGCCTTGCGCTTGTCGTTGTGCTCCTGACTGACGTTGATAAATCCGCGACCTATCTTGCCCACGTACTCCTCGGCGGTCTTGGTCAGGTAGTGATCAATCCACGCCACCTTGTGCACGGGCTCGATGGCTGGGTAAAGGCGCACCTCTTCGCCGATGGCGTTCACCACCTTTAGCGGACCCATGCGATGGGGCACGTGCGGCTGCACATTAAAATCGAGTCCGAACAGTCCGCCACGCACGAACGACTTGACGAACTCGCAGCCGTTGTCGCAGCTTGGCTCAGCCTTGGCCACGGTGAATCGCTCGCTCATCGGGCGCGGATCGTAGTGCGTCAGCCCCGAGTCGGTCATCACGCGCCACGACAGCACCACCACGTCGCCCTGCATCTCACCGAGATATTCGGGCAGTGTGCGGCCGTCATCGATACGCACCAGCTCGTCGGCATCCAGGAATCCTATCCAGCCGTAGTCGCGCCAGTGGCGCATATAGCAGTCGGTGTAAGCCTTCACTTGTGCGCCCAGGCCCACGGCTGTGTAGTCTATTATCTCCACCGCGTCGCCGTAGCCCGTCAGCACCTCGGCGGGTCGCTCGTCACCCTCGCGGCTGTTGTCGTAGAGGAAAATCTTTTTAACCCCCAGCCCGATGTAGTGGTCGCACCACTCGCGCAGGTAGCGGTTCTCGCAGCGCACGATGATACACATGGCCACATCCTTAGATGTTACCTTGACATTATCGGGCTGCTCGTCGATGCTGTCGTGCTCGTTGGAGGCCCAATACTTGCGGTGCTGGTTTATCCACTCCAGCTGCTGCTTCAGATTGTCGATTTTCCACGATCCGCCGTGGTAGTGGTCCATCAGTGGTCGGATGTCTATGCGCAGTCCGTTGATGCCGTTCTTGTGGCTCTTGATGTCTTCGAGGAATGATGCGCCCGTGTCGTACCAGTTGCCGCGTGTCTGTTCTCCCTTCTGCAATGCCCAGCAGCGCATGGGGTCGAAGTAACTGATGCCGCACTTGCGGCACATGGGCACGTTGATAAAACAAAGGAATGGCACCAGGCGGTCGATGTTGTGAGGGTTGCGAGCTATTGCGCCCGTCTGCACATGTCCCACGGTGCCGTGGGTGTAGTCGAACATGTGGTCGATGGGCTGCTTGATGATGATGTCGCTCTCCATCAGCAGAAATCCGTCTGGCAATAGCTCGAACAGCTTCTGGATGGTGATGATGTGCTTAAAGCTGCCGTAGTTGCTCTGCATGGCGAATCGCGGCTCGCGCTCAGGGTATTTTGCCAGCTCCGCGTCGAAGTCTATCACCTGTCCGCTGGTGTTGTCGATCACTCGCACACCGTCCATCTGTTTTGTGAATGGCCGGCGATCGCTGTTGTCGAAAACGGTCACCTCATAATCCTCGCCGCCATGCTTTCGCAGGCTCAGGATTGCCGCCTCGATCAATTCCGGCGTGTTGTAGTGAACAATCGCCACTTGTCTCTTCTTCTCCATAGTTCCTTTGGGTTTTAAATTTCACTTGATGATGGAGTCGGGGTTGGTGTTGGTGCCGGTGCGCCCTGCACCACCTCCTGTGCCAGTATTTCTATCTCATTGCGCTGATACTCGCCATCCAGCGACAACACCTGATACGTTTTGCCCTCGCAAACAAGCAGCGAGTCGCGCTGCACGATGGTGTTGTAGTTCATGCGGAACAGTACCTTGTCGTAAGCATCCAGTGCCCCCTCGTGCAGAGCCTTGGCGCCGTGTTTCCAAGTCTTAGCCGCCCACACCGTCTTCACGTCCTGATACGATGTGGTCTCGCCAAATCCGGTGCCTCCGACCTTGTTCCTGATCGTCACACGGCAATGTCTAAATCCTGATTGATATGCCATATTTCTGTCGTTTAACTACCGCCCAGAAATATGTTTGGGGTTTACTTGGTTTATGGGCAAAAAAAAGAGGGCCGCAGCCCTCTTGTGGTGGTTAGTTTTCCTCGTCATAGCAAATGTATCGGTTAAATGCCTTCTCGCTCGAATGGCCCGCGGCTCTTAGTATCTTGTTGCGTGGAATGTTTCGCAGCGTGTTGATGGTGGCAAATGAGCGGCGGGCGCTGTGCGAGGATATAAGCTGGTATCTCAGTTTCGTCTCGCGGGTGATAACGCCGTTTATCTTGTTGTCGATATGCACCTCGTCCATGAAGTCCTCGCCGATGTGGTGCAACAACTCATGCAGATACGTGTTGTAGTTGTTGATGTCGCCCGTATATGGCGCATGGTAGCCATATTTCTCCAGTATGGCAAAGGTGATACGGCTGTCGATGCTCAACGAGTTGATGGGAACGAAACACTTGTTGCCCGTTTTCTGCTGGACTATCGAGAACTGCCCATTGCGGAAGTTCTCAGGACTGATGCGCACCAGGTCGGAGTATCGCTGCCCGAGGTTGCAGCCCAGCACGAACATGTCGCGCACTCGTTCCAATGTCTCTATCTTGTTCCGGCGCAGTTTCAGCACCTTCTTAGATCGGAAGCTATATGTCGGCTCTTGATCAATCTTGAAGTGATAGATGTGGCTGATTTCGTCGGGCGTGAGCGAAATCTTGCTGGGGATATAGTTCGGGATGTCCACCTCGCTGTAACTCGGATTCAGTTTCACTCCGTACTTCGACGACCAGTTCAGCACGGCAATCAGGTTCGCCTTCACATGTCCGATGGTAGAATACTTCAGCCCCTGGTCAGCGAGGAACGGCACAAAGTGATTCCAGAACACGCTGCTGATCATGGCGGGCATGATGGTGCAACCAAACTGCCGCTCGATGTCCTCCAGCTTGTTAACCAGCATCTTGTAGTTCTGCTTGATCTTCGGGTGCGAGCGTGACTTGATTTCGCACATCTTGTTAATACACTCAATCAATGTGCATCTACTCAGGTCGAGCGAGAACATGTCGCTCATACTTGCGTTAAGATACTCGCGGAAGCCTGCGCCTGCATTGCTCTGATAAAATCCTTGTGTCATCATATCTGTATCTGCAATAAATATGGGGCAGCGTTGCGCGTTGCTATGGCCATTCATGCGAAGCCACCGGGTC